TTCCTTTTGTTAGTTATTTGTATTAATAATATCATAAAACCATTGGATTGTCAAGCCTATAAAAATCGTTGATTTTACTAGTTTTTTTACTCCTGGAACTGACCAGGACACGCCAGGATTGGCGATTTGTAGCTTATGTGAGTAGTACATCATCTACTTTTTTCTACTTATGATTGAATCTAGTTTATCTTTAATATCAGCCATTAGCGAACCAAGTGTTAAACAAAGATACATATAAATTTCACCAGAAAAGGTAATTGCTGTGGCAAATATCAATATAATTAAAATCAATAATAACCATTCCATATTACTTACCCTCCGCTTCTAGCTCTAATGAAGTATGAATATCTGATTGTGCTTTAGCCCACTCATCAAAAGCGTCAACTTCTTTTTGTAATTTATTTCTATAAGTAGTTAAAACTTGCTTAGCGTCATTCACTCTTCCGTCTTCAATCTGATTTAACGCTAAATCAATTATATCTATTGTAGCTAATGTGTCTATCATAGTTCTCCTATATTCCCAAGGCAGTTATTGTTTGTTCTTCGGTGGTCGGTATTGGTTTGCCTTGTTGTAACCAATCAACCATCATTTCAAAATAAAAGGCCTCATCTTCTTTACCGCTGGCCTCTAAAACTTTTTGTCCCATTTTAAAGAATTTTAAAACGGTCATATCTTTCATACCTGGTTCTATTGCTCTAACTACTTTACCTGGTCTTTGATTGCTCATCTATCACCTCCCTTAAAATCATCTAAATGGTTTAAATTAGCATATCTACCGTCTTTGTTTATAGCATAAGCTAGTGTTTGTCTATGTGTCTTAACTGTTTTCTGATACAATTCTTTTGCCTCTATATAAGTCTTTACAATGGTCTTTGTACTTCTATCTAACGATCTCCACTCCATAATAGAATACTCTACAGCATTGTCTATTATAGATTGTTCCCACTCGTTAGGTTTATTATCCATTTGACATCTCACTAGGTTTAATTGTTTCAGAAACCCAATCGTTGATTTCTACTAAGCCATCTTCTTTAGCATATTCATCATCTTCAAAATCTACTTTACCCATATACTCTAGTTCACCACTATCTGTGTAATCAGCATCTACCATAAAAGTTTCTACGCCACCTTTTGTTTCGGTAATTTCGTGGTTAATTTGTGAGTGGTCAATACCACATTCACCTAGTAGTTTTTCAGCTTCATCTCTATCTTTTGCTAATACTTCTTGTTCAACAACAAGTCTGTAATAAGTTTTCTTTCTGTATAGGTTTTTACCCACATCATCTTTTGTAAACATTACATTTGTATCAATTGTCATAATATAGTCCTCCTTTTACTTTGTATTATCCTCACTACTCATTAACAATACAATATAATGTATTGCTTTTAATAAATCTTTTCGGTTTTTACCGTCTTTCTTACCATATCGGCAAAGATACTTAATGGCATTTGCTTGGCAAAAATCTTTATCAATTCCTAATTGGCGTAACATATCTTGTACCTGGAAACCGTCTTTAGTTGTACTATAGTGTTCACCATAAGTTGATTTAATATAGTCTGATATTTCTTTTACTATTTTGTCTTCATTATATTTCATTTATTTCCTCTTTCATTAAATAGTTTACTTCTTTTCTTAATTCTCTAATACCCATTTTACTAAAATTCATAAATCTTGGTCTGATACCGTTTACAGATTTAAATTCGTCCCATATGTAATCAATTAAATTTTGTCTTACTAAATCTCTTAATGTAAAAATACCATATTCAATCCAATGTTTTTCATCTTCTATCATTAAACTTGTCCAATTACCTTTAGCTCTATTTTCTTCGTTATACTTACGAGCCTTTTCATTGTGCTTTTTAATATAATTAATTAAGTTTTGTGATAGTTGTTTTGTCATATTACCCATTAATTGCTTCATAAATTACATCACCAACGTTGTTATCATCAATACCTAACATATTAACATTTTCAACATTCATAATATCTTTTTCAGCAGTTTCTTTTGTAATCAAGTTTTGTTTAACTTGTAATATAATCTTATCAACTGCTTCTGTTGCTGTATCTTCAGCCCATTGTTTTACTTTTGACATAGTGTTTTCTCCTTTGTTATAATTAATAATATCATATCCACAGTATTTGTCAAGCCATTATTTTTGACTTTGTTTTTAATGTGTATATCTTTGCTTTTCATACTACTATCCTATCATATGGAAACCATAAGTCAAGCGTTATTTTATGTTGATTTTACTTGTTTTTTAGAAGAACATTACCAGAACATTCGTAGGGAAGGGTGGTTTTTGTTTACTTCCAGTTCTTTTTGACCCATTCCTGGTCTGATTCGTGTGGTTTTGGATTACCGTGGAATATGGCCACTTTAGCCAATGGTGATTCTTCAAAGGTCCAACTCTTTTTGTGAAATCTGGTCTGACTACGGTCTAACCATTTGTATGATTGAGTCCAGGCGTCAGGATATATTTTCATTTTTTTAACGCCTGGTTTCTCATTAATATAATTTGTTATCACATTTTGATCGCCTTGTAAGGTCATATCTTTTGATTTGTTTTTTAAAAACTTATCCCAAATAAATTCAGTAGCATTTACATTATTAAATTTTAATATACTTGAATTATACCATTCTTGTGGTTGTCCAAAATCTCTTATTACACAAAAACTATCATCTGATTCATAGTTAGCAAAACAATCAATGTTATCTTTAATTACTACGTCTAAGTCCATATAAAGACAAGGACCATTTAAGTTAACCTGTGGACTAAACAATGATAGTTTATGCCAATATCCTTTATATTCTTCAAATGGTAATAATCTGACTTCAATATCACCCTTTAATACTTTGTGTAATTTAGGCCTGTCTGTAAATAATATAAACTTATGTGGTACAGTTAAATGTCTTTGTACCATATTATATAAGTTTTGTACATAGATAGGTTTAAACTTTAAACCCCAATTCACACAGACAAAATTAATCATAAACTTATCCAGTTAAATACAGCCCTCATACTTAAAATTAAATAAGAAAGTTCCATTAATGCTCTTGGCCAATCTTTATCTTTTAGTCCAAAATATACCCACATACAACACGAAACACAACTTAATGACCAACCAACCCATTGTGTTGCTATGTTAGCACTTGATAATATCCAAACACTCACCATCGCTAGTAGAAATCCCAACCAACGATAACCGTTAATATCTTTATAGTATCTTATTTTCATACTTGTTGCTCCTGTAAGGTCTTGTAGGCCGTACCATCAGCAATCTCTGGAATTGTAAACTGATTTTCGACTACAAATTTCAACCATTCATTAATGGTTTTATGACCAGGTTTTAAGGGTTTTTCTATCTTACTCAAATCTCTACCAGAAACAGGTGAGCATACATTAAAATTGTGTGTAATAATAGGTACTTTATTTAGGACAGCATCTATGGCCGATAAACTGACATTTGTAACTAAACAATGACAATCTTTTAAATCATCTTTTATATCTGTATTCCACCATTCATTATTAGGTCTTGGTTTATTTCTAACTCGTACTTCTCTCTTTGTGTGTCTTTTTAATTCTGTTACAACTTGGTCAATCCATTCTTGTTGACTAATACCATTGACATTGTAAGTAACTGTTTGTGATGAGGGAGCTACTAATATATGTTTAGTTTCACCTGTGTACCAACCTTTAAATTTTACATCAATACCTTTGTTTTCTAACTGTATTAATCTTTGGCCGTTACCTACTTTACCTCTTATTGTGTGAATACCACCTTTTACTATTCTAAAATATGTCTTATCTAAATCGTGTATCTGTGGTTCTGGATAACGAGTAATCTGTTGTGTTAAATATCCAACATCAACATACCACCATTCCTCTTTCTTTTCTGTGACTTCAGCAATATCTTTTACATTACTACCACCTAAACCCCAAAAAAAGTGTATTGGTTTATCTTCGTCTTTCCAACCCTTTTCTATGTGAGGCCAAATTTGATGAGATAAACATTTATCCCAAGCCATTTTATGAGTGATTATCATACTTATCAACTATCCTTTTTGCTGTACCGTTTTGTATCTCTTCCATAGTAAATTGATTTGCTAATAAACTATCTATCCATTTGTTTACCAAGTCATCATCTCTAATGTATTTTTTTTCTATGTCTTCAAAATTAATTGATACTGGTTTACACATTGATACATCATCACAAATTACAGGTACACCTTTTAACATAGCTGTAATACCTACTGTTGATTGATATGTAATTACACAATGAGCATTTTGTAAATCTGACTCTAAAGGTTTTGGATCGTCTTTTCTTCTTATTGTAATTCTTCTATCTGAATATTTTTTTACTTTAAATCTTACTTGATTTTCCCATTCATTTAAGTTATCTATCTTATAATATCTACAAACAGCCTCAGTAGGAGGAATAATTAGTATTTTTTGGCCTCTTTTTATATTTTTTAGTCTTAATGTATCTGTAAACTTTCTATATTTTATTATTCTATTTCTATCAACATTATCTAACTCAACTATTCTGGTTAAGTTTTCAGCATTCTTTGTAACTCTATAAGCAAGTATATTTGATATTTCATTTGCTTTGTGATTATGACCTTTAAAAAAATAAGCGTGGTCAAAATAATAATAGTTTATGCCTAGTTCTTTACAAGCCCACAATATTTCCTCTACACCTCTCAATATACCGAAAATAGCAACATCTGGTTTTTCTTGTTTGAAATTAGCCATATCAAAACCAGGCCATTTTGTTTTTTCAAATTGAGCTACGTGTGTGCCATTTGGTAGTACAGGTTCATAGAAAGTACCACCTTCTCTTTGAACAAAAGGTCTTATCGTTCTATCTAATAAGTATCTTGTACCAAAGCCGACTAACATTATCTTAATTCTATTTTAAAACATTGTGTATAATAATTAAACCAATTTTGAGCGTAATCACAGTTAGAATATTCTTCAAACCAAGGTCCGCCTTCGGTAAAATGTATGTTCTTTACGTTTTCTTTGTGTTCGTATTCACCTGCCAACCAGTTCCATTCTAATGGTATATCACCAATCAAATGATCTCCTTCTAACCATTTAAATTGATGAAGTTCTAAACCAGAGGCTCTATTAACATAATTAGGCGTTAGTTGTGTACACTTCTTACAATTCATTAACATAAAACTAGACCAATTCTTTTTAGGATATGCTGTTTGTACTTGATTTAAAAACTTTGTTTGCCTTTTAGGTGTATAATCGTGTTTACATACTTGAACGGCATACTTGTCATCTCTTAATCGCCATAGTTCGTTTATATCTGCTTCCATTAACTGGTCACAATCCATAAACAAAGCCCAACCTTGATAGTTCATAAGGTGTGGTATGATAAATCTACTCATAGAAAATTCAGTAGATGATAGATTGTTTCTTTCTCTTACAAAATCATCTTTTATATTTTCCAAGTAAATTGGTGTAATTGCTATAGGCTTAGTTGAGTTCTTTAATATACTATATGATAATACATTAAATGCCACCTTCTCTTTACTGTCATAGCCTATAAAAACATTAATCATTTACTGTATGACCTACACTTTCTCTTTTTATATCATTATGGTCAAACTCAGCCCAATATAATTCAAAAGCAACACCATCTTCCAATCCTATAAATTGATGAAAAACACCTGGCTTAACTCTCATAAAATCACCAGCGTTTAATATTGTTTCATCAACTAAGTCATAATCTTTTTGCCATACTTTGACCATCATCTTACCTGACTCTACAAAAAAACCATTCCATTTAAATTCGTGTTTGTGTTTAGAACACGCCACATTCTTTTTATATTCTATTCTATGAAATTCTAAAACTCCATTTGCGTGGATCAATTCTGTTTGACCCCATATCTTACCTGCTTTCATTTTGTTTCACCCATTCTGGACTATTTGGTTTATATTTTCTCTTACCCTTTTTGTGATCTATATAAGGGTTGATTTCTTTATCTCTAGCAATGACGTGTCCACCTCGTCCATCGCCTTTGTTTCTTTCTTTTACTTTCACTAACTTTCTTGTGTTGTCGAAAGCGTGACAATCTGTTTTATCTGGTAAATCCCAAATCGTATCTTCTATATAATGATTTATGTAAGTTTGAAAGAATTGTTTACTTACATCTAAGGTTGAATTGAAGCCAATAACACCACATTCTGTATAGTCGTTTCTACCATAAAAGGTTGTAAATGTGTCACCAGGTATAAAGGTGTCTATAAAGTTATCTGGTATTTGTTTAATGAATATGTTGTCTGCGTCTAGCCACATAAACTTTTTCTTTAGTTTACTGGCGTGATATTGAGCAAACACTTTATATGAAAATCTAACAGCGTTTTGTAAAAAATTGGTATCGTCATTCCAAGTTTTATCTTTATGTCTTACTACAAAATGCCTTGACTCTGGCTCTTCTTTAAATACATTAACAAAATGAAAGTTGGGATGATCTATAAATTTAGTATCATCTTCTACATAACAAATTACTTTAATAGATTGTTTTGTATCAATATATGTTTTAATAAATTGATGTGCGTAATCATCATACAATCTTTTATTAAAAGTGGTTATGAAAAATTTATCTTCATCTGTCCAAATTAGTTTTTCCATCTTTTCAAGTCTTCTTTAATCATATGTTTCACTAGTGATTCTAAAGTGTGTTTAGGTCTCCACATTAACTTGTGTCTTGCTTTGGTGTTATCACCTACTAATAAATCTACTTCAGCAGGTCTAAAAAATTTAGGATTTGTTTTGACTATGTGTGTGCCTGTGTGTTTATCTATTACTTCATTTCCTTGAAACTCATATGCTAGATTTAACTCATCTAAACATAATGTTAAAAAGTCTTTAATAGATACTGTACGACCTGTAGCTATTACATAATCTTCCGCCTCATCCTGTTGTAACATTAACCACATTGCTTCAACATAATCCTCAGCGTGACCCCAATCTCTTTGACTATCTAAATTTCCTAGTTCAATAGGTTTACCTGTCTTTGTATATTCAACAAGGCCTTTTGTAATTTTTCTTGTTACAAATTCCTCACCTCTCATTGGACTTTCGTGGTTAAATAAAATACCTGAACAAGCAAATAGACCATAACTCTCTCTATAATTAACGGTCATATGGTGAGAATAGACTTTGGCCACACCATAAGGACTTCTAGGATAAAATCTTGTTGTTTCTGTTTGTGGAGTTTCTTGTACTTTACCAAACATCTCACTAGTAGAGGCCTGATAGAATTTTGTTTTAGGATATTTGTTTCTTATAACTTCTAATATGTTTAATACACCTAATGAGTTTGTTATTGTGGTAACTTGTGGTTGTTCAAAAGATAGACCAACAAATGATTGAGCGGCCAGATTGTAAAATTCATCTGGCTGTACTTTATCTATTGTCTTCTCAATATTGTAAGGTTCTGATAAATCAAAGTCTAAAAATTCTATTTGATCTGTAATACCTAATTCATCTAAACGCCAATGTTTTATTCCCGTATTACGTCTTTGAGCACCATAGACTTTATAACCTTTTGATAGTAATAGTTTTGCTAGATAACTACCATCTTGTCCTGTAATACCTGTTATAATAGCTTTTTTCACCAATTCAACTCCTTTATTTGTCCATCAAAAAAACCTTCTTTATTTCTTTCTAATTGTTTAGGAAAATAATCATATAATGTTATCAAATCTCCGTGATTATAATTTAATTGTGGTAATTCAAATGATTTATTTTTTACTACTATACTTATATTATAATCATAAGTTTTTACCTTAGCATCTTCGCAATTAAAACCTGCTATAATTAAATTATATAGTAAAAGACCTGCGTTCCAAAATGATAAATGTCCGCTTACAATTTGATGTTTTAATGGTGGTACGGTAATAGCAAGCCATCCGCCTTCTTTTAAATTTGATTTTATTTTTTTTAAAAAACTTTGAACATTTAGTTGATGTTCTAAACAATGAGCACACCATATACCATCATATACTTTTTTAATTTCTAATGAGTTATAATCACCAGTATATGTGTTGTTATCATAAAAATCAACTGTTTCTACTGTGTGACCTGCTTGTCTAATTAGTTCTGCGTGTTTTTCTTTTTGACCTGAACCTACATCTAAAACTAATGAGTTTTTAGGTAAAACTTCATTTAACTTTTCAACAGCGTCTAAAGCGTGTGAATTTGTAATCATTATCGCCTTTCAAATATTAATCCTGTATCATTCCAAAATTCTCTTTTCATAGTAGATACTTTTTTTGATTGTATAGTTAAATCTTCTCTATAATCAAAACCGTATCTATTATATAGTTCTAACCAATAATCTAATGGTTCACAATTAACGTGATGATGACCTGGTTTACCTGGTTCTGAATATGTTACAAATATATATTTACCTTTTTGCATTAATGACATCCAGTTGTCTTCATATTGTTTTTCTACGTGTTCAACAAACTCACAACACCAAACCATATCAAAATCCATTTTAATGGTTTCTAATTTTCCTTTTGTAAAATCGTGTATCTCAAATAATTCTGGTTTCTCTCTTTGAGTTACAAAATCTCCATCAACACCTCTAGCGTTTATACCTAATTTCCTAGCTTCATATACCATACCACCTGGACCACAACCTATATCTAACATAGATTTACATTTTAAATGATTTATAGCAAACGATAATAAACCAACATCTATGTGTGTAACGTTTCCGTGTCCGCCTAAGTGTTTTGGTAAACCTTTTATATTACTCATTTAATAACTCCATAATTCTTGGTAAAATAAATTTTTCATCATTAAACTCACTTAATAAAAATTCAGTTGAAGCCATCTTCTCAAACCATTCCAATACTTCACTTTTACTTTTATATTCTAAATCTTCTACCTTTGTTAAGTCTGTATTACCTAGTAAACTACCAAAACTATGTTTGGTTGTAATCGTAGGTATACCTAATTCTGTTAATTCAAATATACTCGTACTACTATCAAGCACAGCACAATATATATCATTTTTAAAATCAACAATTCTACTTGAACCTGTCATAACTGTTACATTACTACTTATTAGATTTTTATAATTCAATTTACTATGAGGGTGTGCTTTAATAACAATTCTTCTATCTGTGTGTTTTCTAATTATTTCTACTGATTGTGTAACAAATTGTTCAACTGGAACGGAACTAGTAGGGTCATCTTCTAATCCTGGTAATATTAAAACATAACCATCTTTGTTATTTTTCCATTGGTGATTAAATATGTTTAAGAAATTAAAACTGTTTTCGTGTTCAATTAAACTTAAATTTCTTTTTAATCTTCCCTCAATAGGTTTACACCACTTTGTTTTACTATAGACCCAATGGTTTAAACCCATTCTATAAAATCTGGGAGCTATCTCTTTATAAAATTTGTTAATATAATTACATTTTACTCTACTAAGTGTGGCACTTTCTACGTGAATTATTTTTTTATTATAATGATGAGCAAACATATTCACTAAATCATTTCTATGATTCATTACAGCCATTTTATGGTTATCACTATTTGGCAACCATACTCTTTTTGGATGTTCACTACCAAATGTACCATTATTTAAAAAAAAGTCACAAGTTTTAATATCATAAAAATGTTTATAATTAAAACTATCCACATCTGATAAATCTATAATCTCGTGTTTATTTTTTAAAGCGTTTACTATTGAAGTAACAGCTTTTGATTTATCAAATTGTACTATTTTCATTACCAACCTTTTGTATATAATAACTATCAACAATATCAGATATAGGATTGCCAACTTTATCTGTATCAAATATCTTTTTTAAATCTATTTTAGTTTCTTTTAAAAAAGACTCATACATCATATCTTTATCAGCATTACCTTTTCCTGTAGCTTGTTTTTTAATTACACTAGGTACAACAGTTTCATAATCTACACCAAACTCTTGTAATCTATATTTAAGTATACCACAATTTTCAGCTATTTGAAATATACCTCTACCTTTTGAACCAAAGGAATATCCTTCTATATAAATTTTTTGTGATGAGTGGAAAGTTTCTTTAATTATATCAAATGCCCAATCTGATATTTGACTAAACCTATGAATAGGTGTTTTATATTCTTTATGTTCACAACCAATAATATTTTTTGACATCTCACCTACATATTTTTTTTTACTTGTTAAATAGTAAAAGTTAATCTTGCCATTGTGATTTACACATACAGCAGGACTTGTTAAACTATAATCAATTCCAATTATCGTCTTCGGATTCTGGTTTTTCGTTTGACCAAATTTCTTCATCTTCTAGTTCCTCAACTTCGTGTCCACAAAATGGGCAAGTCAAAGGTTCTAAATCTTGGACATTTATATCCCATTCTATAGTATATTTAGTTTCACAACTAGAGCAAGTTTTTTGTCTTTTTTCTATCATTATAGTTTAAACGATTTGAATTGATCTTTTTTTACGTCTTGTTTAATACCACCAATGACGTATGATTCTATTTCTGTTTCCTGTGGAGCATTTTGTGTTGATCTACTATTCAACCAATGGTCAATCCAAGGTAATGGATTTGCTTTTTGATCGTAAGCAGGTGTTAATTGTATGGCTTTCATTCTTCTATTTGCCATATATTCTACAAATTGATGTAATAATTTTTCTGATAAACCTATCATTGATCCTTTAGAAAATAGATAAGTTGCCCACCTTTTTTCCTCTTGTACGGCTTCATCATACATTTGATAAACTTCTTTTTCTGTTTCTTTTATTATCTTTAAAAAGTCTTTATCGTTTTCGTAATCTTTCCAATTATTAATAATTCTTTGTGACATTGCTAGATGTTGACTTTCATCTCTAGCAATAAAAGATATAATTTTTGCTGAGCCTTCTAGTTTCTTTAATTCGCCAAAGGCAAAACTACAAGCAAATGATACATAAAATCTTAAACCCTCTAGTATGTTTACCGATACCATTGCTAGGTATAGTTTCTTTTTCAATTCGTACATATCAACTTTATCTGGTGTTAATGTCCATTGATAACCTAATTTAATTAAGTCATCATAAGTTTTAGTAACACTAGCGGCTCTCTTTTCAATCTTTTCGTCTTTTATGATTGTATCAAATACTTCACTAGGATTAGGATATAAATTCTTAATAATGTATGTGTATGATCTGCTATGTATTGTTTCTATAAAGTCCCAAGTTACAATACAACCCTCTAATTCTGGTAATGATACAAATGGTAAAAAGGCCAAACACGGACCTCTACCTTGTACACTATCTAACATTGTTTGATACTTTAAATTAGATGTAAAGATAAACTTTTGTTCATCTCTTAAATCAAGGTAATCGTTTCTGTCTTTTTGTAAAGATACTTCTTCAGGTCTCCAAAAATAACCTAATTGTTGTTGGTTTAATTTATCAAATATAGGATACTTCATATTATCGTATCTTTGTATTTGTAAATCTGGACCAAAAAACATTGGTTGTTTTGTAGAGTCTAAATTCTTATCTTTGTTTAATACACTTTTAACCATTTTTACAATTTATCCCTATTTAATTTAATTGATTTTAAACCTGTAATTCTATTTAAAAATTTGTAATCACATTTGACAGCCGAAAAATCAGTTTTAATCTTTTCCGCAATCTTATATGGATCAAAATTAGCACAACTATAAACATCTAGTTGCATCAAAGCAGGATTGGGTTCATCCCAAACGTGAATTGCTATGTGACTAGTTTCTATCACAGCAACTCCAGTTATGCCTTTATTACCTACATTGTCACAGTAAGCGACATAAGGTCCTAACATAACTTTCATATTTATAAATTTTATGAAATCTGACATCCAACTTTTTAGATATTCAACATCTTTAGGAGGATTGTTAATTTCAGCCCTCACAATGAGGTGTTTATGTATTAATAAGGGATTTTCCATTTATATTGTACAAGAATCACAGTTTTCCTGGTCATCTTCTTCTATTGGTTTTTCTTCAGGCACATTATCGTGGAAACCAACTGGATGAGATGGTTCATCAACATCTTTCTTAGCGTCATATGTATTTTGATAATATGAAGTCTTCCAACCAAGTTTATATGTAGTTAATAAGTCTTGTGCCATAACAGACACAGGTACTTGATTGTCTTCATATTGTTCAGGATTG